AGATTTTTTACAAGCGACGAAGTTTACAACGACAGGCTTGCAATATGCAAAGCTTGCGTTTATTATTTTAAGCCAACAGGACAGTGCAAACGGTGTTTGTGTTTTATGAAAGTAAAAGCAAGGCTTGCTCCTATGAGTTGTCCAGAAAAGTATTGGAACAAAACAACAACAATAGAAACGCCTGAAGGATTACCTGAAGAACTAATAGAAGCTACAAAAGAAATATATCCAGATATAAAAAACGGAAGAGCAAAAAACCACAAAGTAAAACGTAAGGCAATAGAATTATACAACACAATATACGCAACCAATTACAGCACCGGAACAAATTGTAGTAGTTGTTTAAGCAGCGTGTTAAACGGAATAAAAAATATATACAACAAATATGGTAGGTAACAGTCAATTAGTTTTCTCTTTTTTTCTCTTTTCTTTTTGTCGTGGCTGTTGCCTGCCTTATTTAAAATTTGAAATATGATAGTTTTATTTTTATCTTTTTTAATTGGATTTTATTTTATTGCATACTTTGTTCTTTTAACGTATGTAGAATACAGAAACGAAAAACACAATCAAAAACAATTTAAAAAAAATTTAGACAATTATGATAAAAAAAATACCTGACTATTATATTGGTAAAAGATACAAATACGAAGCTAGAAAAGTAGTAGAAGACTTTCAAGCTGACAACTACAATCTTGGCGTAGCTATTTCTTATTTGCTTAGAGCAGGAAAAAAAGAAGGCAATCCAAAAGAACAAGACATACAAAAAGCAATCAATCATTTACAATTTGAACTTGACAGAATATGATAAAATTTATATGCGAATGTAAAGAAGAAACAAAAGATCTTCAAAAAGCAACAATCAAAGTAATTGACGGCAAAGTAAGAACGGTAGAAGCTGTATGCGGTTGCGGTAAATATATGCAAGAGATTGAAAAAGATTTTGACGGTTTTCCAAATCTAATAAGAACAGAGCCAACGCTTACAAACAAAAGAGATAAGCTATGGAAAAGCGCAAAAGAAAAACTTACAGGAGACAGAGGAGTAAACGAACCTTTCAAATAAAAATCAAATAAATCTATTATATTATATGAAGTTAAAAATAAACAAGTTACAATCAAACATAAGCAATCCGCGACTTATTAAACAAAACAAATTTGAAAAGCTTGTCAAGAGCATAAAAGAGTTTCCGCAAATGTTGGAGCTTCGGCCAATTGTAATAGACGAAAACAACGTTATTCTTGGCGGTAATATGAGATACAAAGCTTGCGTAGAAGCAGGACTCAAAGAAGTACCTGTAAAAATTGCAAAAGGATTGACTGAAGAACAAAAGCAAGAGTTTATTGTAAAAGATAACGTAGGATTTGGCGAATGGGATTGGGATATATTAGGTAACGAATGGGATAACGTAAAGCTTGGAGAATGGGGAATGGACTTGTGGAATCCAGATAAAGACAACGAGTGGAACGGTAGCGACAACTTGAAGGATACAGATATGCTTGACGGATATTTGAACAAAGAAACAGGAGTGCTTAAAATTAGTTATTTACAAGACGACTTCAAAACTGTTGTAAATCAATTAAACGAAATAACAGAAAAAGAAAACTTTCAAGACTTCAGTCAAACTTTAAATTATTTAATTAAATTTTACAATGAACATAAAAGAGATTAAAAAAATAAAAGACTGTAAAAACTTAATTGGAACAAAGCCAACAAAAGAACAGTATACAGATTTGATTACAGAGCCAACGTTGTTTACAAGCGAAGGCAAAGTAGTTGCAGTATATGACAAGATCGGAGAAAAGTACGCAGACGCAGCTAAAATAATAAGCACAACAACAAAAGCAAACCAATCTAAAAGACAATACTCAGGCGTACCAACAATAAGTAGCGTTTTTGGATCTATACCAAAGAACGGAGTAAGAGTACCTTCTTGCAGAGGCACAGTAAGAAACAAGCAAGAGAAACAAAACTTTTTTTTAATTACTGAGATAGCTCGAGAATTGTCAGAGAAATACAAAAAGGTTTTACCAGAACAATACTCAAAGGACGTAGAATATATTAAAAACTCAATTGAAGACGATTATCTTTTCAAAGGTTTGCCGTTTACAACTTTTAACGCAAATAAAAACCAATTAATAAAGTATCACGTTGACACAGGCAACTTACAAGGAGTTATGAGTAACGTTCTTATTTCAAGACAAGGAGTAACAGGAGGCGAGCTTGTTTTTCCTGAGTATGGTTTTGCTTTAGCTCAAGAAGACGGATTTTTTTCAGTTTTTGACGGCCAAAGAGAAGTACACGGAGTTGCTGACTGTAAATTTATGTCAAAAGACGCTTATCGTTGTAGTTTTGTTTTTTATACTTTAGAACAAATGAGACATTGTAAATCATATTTAGAAGAAATGGAAAACGAAAAGAAACACTACACGCTTAAAAACAACAACAGAAGGAAAACCTTTGGAATGAGCAAAGAGGACTTCTTAAAAGGAAAGTACAATGAACAAAAGTAGACACATAAAAAAAGAGGCAATGTTGCAAGCTTTGGAGAACAGTCTCGGAGTTGTAACAGTTGCTTGTAAACAAACTGACACGCCTCGAAGCACATACTACAAATGGTTGAAAGAAGACGAAGACTTTGCGCAAGCAGTAAAAGAAATTGAAAACATTGCGCTTGATTTTGCAGAAAGTCAGTTGCACAGCCAAATAAAAGACGGCAGCACTTCAGCAACTATATTTTATTTGAAAACAAAAGGCAAGAAAAGAGGTTACGTAGAAAAGTCAGAAATAGACTTGACGTCTGGAGACAATCCTTTCAAAGTTAACGTAAACATAAAAGGCGTTGACTATTGATACAAATTTTACAGACACGCAATCTTTAGCAATAGAATATCTGTTTGACAAAGAAACAACAGAAGTGCTTTTCGGAGGAGCAGCCGGCGGAGGTAAGTCGTGGGTAGGTTGCGCTTGGTTGATATTGCTTTGTATGAAATATCCAAAGACTCGTTATCTTATGGGTAGAAGTAAGCTTGACGCTTTAAAGAAAACAACACTCAACACTTTTTTTGAAGTATGCGCCGCTTGGAAACTAAAAGCAAACGAACACTTTACCTTTAACGGATCAAGCAACATAATTACGTTTGTCAACGGAGCAGAAATAATTTTGAAAGACTTGTTTCTTTATCCGTCAGACAAGAACTTCGACTCTTTAGGATCAATGGAGCTGACAGGAGCTTTTATTGACGAAGCAAATCAAATAACAGAGAAAGCAAAGAACGTAGTAGCCTCAAGGCTGAGATACAAGCTTGACGAAAACAACTTGATACCAAAATTATTGCTTACTTGTAATCCGTCTAAGAATTGGGTATACAACCAATATTACAGGCCTGCAAAAGAAGGCAAGCAAAAACATTACAGAAAGTTTATTCAAAGCTTAGTTGACGACAACGAGTATATAAGTAAATTTTACAAGACACAATTACAAACGCTTGACGAACTAAGCAAACAACGGCTTTTATTTGGTAATTGGGAATATGACGCAACGCAGGACAACCTAATTGATTACGACGCTTTGCTTGCTTGTTTTGAAAGAGAAGGAACAAAAGGCGATAAATACATAAGTTGTGACGTAGCGCGTTTTGGAAGCGACAAGACAGTTATTATGTATTGGGAAGGGCTGAGTGTCAAAAAAATACAAACGTTGCTTAAAAGCGCTGTAAACGACGTTGTCGACGAAATTAAACGTTTACAACAAAATTATCAAGTACCTTTACGAAATATAATCTTAGACGAAGACGGCGTAGGAGGAGGAGCAAAGGACTTCTTGCGGTGTCAAGGATTTGTCAACAACTCAAGGCCGCTCAAAAACGAAAACTATCAAAACTTAAAAACTCAATGTTATTACAAGCTTGCAGACTTAATAAATAAAGGACAAGTCGGAATCAATTGTGAAGACGTAAACGCAAAGAACGACATAATAGAGGAGCTTGAACAGGTAAGAACAAAAGACGCAGACAAAGACAACAAATTACAGATAATAAACAAAGACTCAGTCAAAGCAATAATAGGCAGGTCTCCAGATTTTGCGGACGCTTTAGCTATGAGATGTTATTACGAAATTGACAATAATTACGGCAAGTATTTTGTACAGT